CCCCGGTGTTGTACACGCGCATCGAGGTCTTGCTGTACGACCGAGATGTCGGGTCCGTGATGAGGGTGTCCGCCGACGTGTACGTCCCCGCGATCTCCGGGGCGAACAGCAGGTCGAGCGCCTTGTCAGTCGCGTTGTTCCACGACTGGTTGTGTGCGCCGCCGTCATAGGTCGTCGTCGGGGTGAACACCGGGGCGGTGCCGCAGTCCACCGTCACGGACGGGTAGTCCGGGTCGATGGCGACCGTGACCGATCCGATGTTCTCCCCGATCGCCTCCTCCGCCGTCTGCCCGGACAGGATGTACGCGAACGGGCCGGATAGCCGCTGCACCGGGGTGCTGAAGTCAGAGTCATCCTGCGGATCGTCCATCGTCAACTCGATCCGAACGTCCTTCATCATCACCTGCGCAAGCGTCGGTGACAGGACCGGACCAATCAGGATGGTGCTGACGATCTTCTGTGCCGCCGCCTCGTCGTTTGTGACGTTGAAGTCCGGCAACTTGTAGCCGACCGCACCCTGACCATCCACGCCTGAAACGAGGTCGCGGTCAAACCACCCGAGGAACCCGTCCTTGCTGCCGAACGCAAGCGCAGGCGACCGCGCATCACCGAACGGGAAGTCGCCGCAGCATGTCGGGGCATGGAACGCGGGCCACCCGGTCTGGATCGGCCAGAAGGAGTCCGTCGCCTGACTGTAGACGAGGTGGACGCTCGATTCCGGGAGGTCGAGACGGGAGAACATGCAGTAGACGTTCTGCCCCTCCGCGTCGTATCCGAGGACGCAGTTCACGTCGTCGAACTTCTGCTGCTGGAAGAACGTGTCGAGCCGACCACCCGTCACGCGACCGCTCTTGGTCACCTGAAAGTCGTTCGGCTGGACCCTGTACAGCCCGTCTTGCGACATCATGTACACGGTCTGCGCATCGCTGGCGCACCAAGCGCGTTCGCTCACGATGCCGACCGAACGAGACAGTTCGATGAGCCGAGCGTCCGTGATTACGGGATCCGCGGTTAGGTAGGTCATCGTGTGGCGTCCGGCAAACAGCAGGCCGCTCTCGCCTACAGGAACAAGCGCGACGATCGGTTCGCCGGGAGCGCCGAAACGTGTGGACGACACGCCTGCCACTGCGTCGTGGTCGTCGCCTGTGCTTGGGTGCCAGTCATCAGGATTGTTGAGGTGGCACAGGAACCAATTGTTCGGTGCTGCCTTCACGCCGGACATGGCGAGGCGTCCGCCGAATCTGACGAGCAGAGTCGCCCGGTCGCTTCCGCTTCCGACGTAGTTGTACGGCCCGTTCGCGTGGGTCCAATCCAGCACGGCAGGAGCAGCGGACGTAATGTCGATCTTTCGGTAGTACGTCCCGTCCGCGAAGTAGCAGTACTGGCCGAACACGGCGGCGCCGATGTGTCCGCTGGACTTCATCGCGTTGATGCCGCTGCCGCGTGTGCAAAGGGTTGCCGCACCGCCATTGTCGATGACGTAGACCTCTCCGCCTGCCACGACCACGCACCGCTGCGTCAGCACTCCAGCGACATAGGCGTCGGCGCGGAGGATGACCTGCACCTCGCGTGTCACCGCCGGGGACGTGTCGTTGAACTCATAGGCTCCGAGCAGCGGCCTGCGCTGCCCAAGCCGCAACTTGCCCTTGAAGGCGTCGTATGGGATCACGTTCATGCACTGCGACGTGAAGCCCGGACGAAGCCCGGAGTAGGAGGCGTCGATGTCGATGCCGCCGTAGGGGAGTTGGACGGAAACGTATGGCATCAGGAGGTTCTGACCATGACATACAAGTATGTCACGGCTCCGGTGAATGCCGATATTCCTGCTGAGGTGCTTATGGTGCCGTAGTATGGCGATGCCGTTCCGGTGAATGACGCGAACGCAAGGCTGCCATACCAAGTGCCTGATGTTGCGCGGAACTCCGCCGAAGCACCTGATCCTGAAATCGTAAAGAAACTTGACTGGCTCTGCGAGACGATTGCATTGTTCGTCACAACTACGAATACGACGCCTCCGACGCGCGTTCGCGAATCAACATACGACTTGCGGGCAAGCACGTCATTGCTTGCCGGGTCGGCGGCAAAGGACGGAGCGCCCGTGAACGTACTTGTACCGGACACTGTCAGGTTCGTTCCGACTCCGAGCGTCGTTCCGATGCTTGCCGACGTGCTGACGTCAAGTGCGCCAGTGACGTCCACGCCAGCGGTCTTGGCCTGCAAACGGGTGGTCGTGTCCACGACGAGGTTGATTACGGACGACGTCCCCGCATTGGACGGGTCGGCGGTGATGGAGATGCTTCCTGCCGTGTTGTCCGACGTGATGTTCGAGTAGACAGTTGCACCGCCAGCCGTGTCGCGAAGCCGGATCTCAGGGGCAGTTGACTCGATGTGCAGGTTCGCGGCGGGTGATGCGACACCAATGCCGACGGCGGCAGGTGCGATGGTGGCAACAGTCGTTCCATCGACAGCGATCTGCACCTGCGAGGAACTGGCGTTGCTTCCGGCGTCCGCGCTGATGAGAAGGCTTCCAGTGGTGTTGTCCGCGCTGACGAGCGAATGCGTGCTGGCCGCGGCTCCGGTGTCGCGGAATCGCAAGACCGGGGCGGCACTCTCGACATGCAACTGCGACAGAGGCGCGTTCGTCCCGATGCCGACGCGGTCATTGGTCTGGTCAACGACGAGCGTGGTCACGTCCTCCGGGGCGTGAGCGCGGTTTCCGGTCAGATACGGGAACTGGTAGGCGAGGTCATCCCAGACGTTCGTTCCGTCTCCGACCTTGATGTTGCCAGTGTCCGTCTCGAACCCGATCTCCCCGGCAAGAAGGACGACGACGTTGCCGACCCCGGCGGTCGCCCACTGCGCAGCCGTGCCGCGCCTGACCTGCAACTTGATCGCCATTACTTCTCCTCCTCGACGTAGGAGGGCGGCACGCAGTACCAGCCCTCCGGGATGCGGACATCGTTGTCGCCCAACTGCCAGCCGTCAGCCGTCTTGACGTACACCTTGCCCTTCACGCACGGACCCGTCCGGATCGGGCTTGCCTCGCTCACCAGCACCGTCCGCGTGCAGCCAGTCGCGAATGCGAGAGCCAGCGCGACGAAGCACATGAGGACGAACAGGAGCGTCAACGCCCTCACCTCGCCGGGGAAGGACGCTGGTTGCCCATTCGAGCATGGACATGAAGAACGCTCGGAGCAGGTCATACACGCCTCACGCCTTCTTGTTGTCCTTGGCGAAGATCAGGCCGACGCCAGCGATCACGGCAGCGGACAGCGCACCCCAGTCCGGGACGGTCAGCGGGTCGTTGTCGGTCAGGGCGGTCAGCACGGAACCGACCGCGACGAGGATCGCCGCAATGCCAGCGCCAGTGGTCTTCCAAGACGAGTTCTTGATCGCTTCGCTCATCGTTCGTTCCTTTCAAGTTTGGCCTCGATCTTGTCGAGACGCTGGTTGGTCATGTCTTGCTGCACCGATACCTGCACAAGCAGGCGGTCATGGTGAAGATACGCAGAGAGCACGGACAGGAGGATGGTCAGCGCAACGCCGCTGATTGCAAGCCAATCCTTGGCTGACAGGCTCACCTTGGTCGTCGTGTTTTCGATTGTCATGTCGTCTCTCATATGAACACGCGGTACGGGACGGACGGCAGCGGATCGAACGTCGGGAGCAAATCTTCCGTCGCCTTGTCGAGCGGGAATGTGACGCGGATGTTCGTGTGCCAGCGGTTGTCGCCGGGTCGGAGGATGACCGCCGGGTCTTTCGGATCGACCTGCGCCGGGATCGCGCCGATGTGGTCGATGGTCACGCCGCTGACGGGCAGGACAAGCACCTCGCCGTCGGCATCGGTGACTTCCTGCGCCAGCCCTGCGGCGATGAGCGCGTCTTCCATGTCGGACTCGGTGACGGTGCGGAGGAGGTAGTCCATGTCAGGTGGTCAGGTTGGTGAGTTGTGCGTCTGGCAACCGTGTCGGCCAATATTTGACGAGGCTGACGCAGTTGTTCAGGAAGTCGCGGTTGGCAGTGCTATATGCAGGAGCGGCGGTGGAACTCGATGCTGCACCAATGACCAAATAGGCGATGTTCGCAAGGTTTGGAACGTTTGCACCGTTCGATGTTCCGTTTCCGAACGTTCCGCTGGTAGTAGATCCGTTGATCGAAAGCGATACCGGAAGTTGCAGGGTTGCACCGGAACCAGCATTCGCTCCAAAGGAATACGCCAACTTGTTTGCACCAGCGGTTTGTGTGGTGCGTGTGAGTTGTCCAGTGCCATCCCACCAAGTGAGAGTTCCGGTGGTACTTCCACTATTGTGAATTGCTCCGATCCATCGTCCGGCAACGTAATCCGTGCTGATTGCGGATCTTTCATTCGTTGAACCAAACTCACCTCGGCGGAAGTTGACTTGGAACGTGCCTCCAGTTGTCACGAATCCGAATGCAGACATCGGGATGGAACAGGAATCCGAACTCCTGCTCCCCGTGCTTGCCCCGGTCGGGATGTACGAGGATGCGCCGGAGCCGGCTTCGACCTGTGCGCCCCAGACCAACAAATCAACCGTGCCGGAGTCGCTGGAGCATGGATAGACGTAGATCGAAGTGCATCCGACTGGCGTTGTGAACGACACCGAAACCCGCACCCATGTTGACGATGTGTTGTTTGCCCCGCCGATTTGCGAAACGTAGTTGCTGCCTGACAACGTGTAATCGACAATAGACGATCCTGCGCTGACGTTCCAAACGCGGTATCGAGCCTGTGAACCACCGTTGTTTCGCGCCCAGAATGAAAAGGTGTACGCAGTTGACGCAAGCACCGTAATCGCAGCCGAACGGAACGAGCCTGCTCCAGACGCAATACTCAATCGCCGCGCATTACCAGTTGTCCCGTCTGGAAGCGTGGTAGACAGAGTTCCTGCTGTATAGCCGGATGAAGACCATTGCGTACCGTCTGTAACCGTAGTGTTGAAGTCATCGCTACGCAGCGCAAGGTTCACCGCGCTTCCCTCAATCAGCAGTCCGCGAGGCTGGAGCGTGGACGGGTCGTAGTCGAAGCGGGCAGAGTCCCACTTGGCTGAAGAAGTGCTGCTGTTCGGGACATACACACGGCGCGGAACGACTGTTCCGTATTGCAACTGCGGATTCCGAATGGTGACTGACCCTGTCCTGTTTACGCCATTGCAGTCAGTCCCGAAAATGATGTTGTTAGTTGTTCCGGTCGTTGTGGCCGTAACCGTATACAACCCAACTCCAAATGTGCCAAGTCCAGCAGTAGAAGAGATGTTGTTTTGCGTCACACCAGATGGGCTGGTGTAGTGATATATCTGTGATCCAAACCCAAATCCGGCAGCAAACAAATCGCTGACACGAATATCGCCTGCGGTGAGTGCTGTTACTTCAATGGAGAATGTGATTGGAAGTCCACTTGCTAGCCCGAGCGTTTGAAGCCATGTGATACGCCCTGCCGTGCTTGCAAATGTAACGGAACCATCTCCATTGATCGTTGCAGTACCGCCATTGACAGTTGTCGCGGTCCAATTTGTGCTTACAAGCATGGTGCTGTTTCGCACCCAGTTTGCATCCGCGTACTGCACCAGCCCGCTGCTGTTGATGAACGTCGCATCGGACGCCCGCGTGAACGTCAGGCGCGGGTCGATGACGCCGGAGGTGAAGTCCAACGAGAGCGTGGAGCCGTCGCCGCCCTCCACGGGCATCGTGCGCTGGCGGCACCGCTCCGCCGGGTCAGAGCCGAGCGGCCATGTGCGGTTGCGTGCGTGCATCAGATGAAGCCGATGAGGGCGTTTGCGGTCGGGGTGGACGCCGCGGTCATGCAAATCTCGATGAGTTCAGCGCCGCACAGATCGACGACGATGAAACCGCCGTACGCCACTGCGGTGTTGCCGTTGTACAACTTGCAGTCACCGTGCGTCTTGATGTAGGTGAGGCCGAGAAACTGGTTTGCACCGTTCACGCTGGTGGTGGTGGAACCAGCGGTGACCGTGCAGGTCGTGAGCAACTGCGGACGCCAGTAGGTGTCGTCGCCCTTGTTCCATCCGATGACGTGCAGGGTCACGGATCCACCAGTGGCGCTTGACGCCGTCTGGATCTTCGCGTAGTTCAACTTTGCGCCAAGAACGATGCCAGCGGTAACTCCGCTGGTGACGGTGACCGGGGTGGTCGTGGTGGCGTTCTTGACGGTCAGCGACGAAGGAAGCGTCAGGTTCGACGGAGATGCAACTTCCATCGGCGCAGTAAGCGTGCGCGTAGCGGTGATCGTCGGGTTCAGGCCAATCAGGCTCATCGTTGGTTCCTCAAGACGGGTTCTGCACCGGGTTCAGGATCACGAAACCGGGGCCATTGCGAGTGGACGTGCGCCACAGGTTTGGCTGCACCTGACCGAAGTGGCTCTGCACCATGCCATCCTTCTGCTTCGCAGCGCCGAAGATCGGGCCAGCCTCGATCTCCGCAAACCGCTGCGACTGCTGCCCGTCCTCGTATGCCTCCGCGACGGCGCGGACGTAGGCGATGAGGGTGGCCTCGACGTGCTTCGGGATCGAGATGACCTCCGAGGTCGCCGTGCCGCTGGCAACCGACGACCACCCGGTGCGGTACAGCACCTTCAGGTTCTCGACGCTGGTGGGCGTGGGGTACAGTTCAAGCCGATAGGACTGCGTGGGCGACCCGGTGGTCGGAAGCACGGTCTTGACGTAGGCACGCCACGTCAGGTCGGGGAAGTTCGTCTGGCGTGCAGTCTCGACCTCCTCCGGGGACTGGATCCAGAGGGGCTGGTCCTGCTTCCAGACCTGCGTGAGTTCAGCGAAGTCGGAGGGCAGCGCGACGTAGGACTGGCTGACCACGGTAGGGACCGTGGTGGTCGCCTCCCGGAACTTCCACGGGTGGGTGAACAGGTGTTCGCCAGCCGTGTTGACGATCTCCGCCTGCCGTTCGGCCACGGTCTGCCCGCTTGCCGTGGACGGACGACCGCCGATGGCAAGCAGGACGTGGTTCTTGAGATCGCCGTAGGTGAGCATGGGTAATTCCACTTGGCGGGTTTCCCCGCCAAGTGGTGAAGTGTTGGATCAATCAGGTGAGGGCCGTGGCCGTGCCGTCAATCGGGCCGTTGAACAGAAGCACCGGGATGGTTCCGGTTGCTGCTGCGGTGACGGCTCCGAGCGAGATGGCAACAGTCGTGTCGGGATTTGCAGAATCGCCCTCGTTGCCGAGACGGCCAGCAGTATCGGACAGGAACAACTTGCTGCCGATCACGACGTTGTTGGTGTTGGCAGCGACCAGAGCGTTTGCAATGCCGCCGAACTGAACCTGCACCACCTGACCCTGCGCACCGGAACCGGACGGCAGGGCCGTCACGACGCCGATGTACCCGGCCTGCGCGTGCGCACCATCGCCGCTGGACGCTCCGGCGTTGCCGTCAGCCAACTTCACGCAGGAGAACGGGGACAGTTCAAAACTGGCGACCGTCTCCGCGGGCGGGTAGATGACGCTGGAGTGGTTGAACGAGGTGATGACGACGTTGCCGACCGCGACAGCGGTGGAATCACGGTTGATGCAGCGGACGATCGTTCCAGCGGGCTGGATGCCGAGCGCACCGTTGTTGGGAGCAAGAATCATTGTGTGTGTCCTTCCTTGTGTGAGTGAGGGGGCGGGACGAATCCCGCCCCCGTTGGTTCATCAGGTCGTCTTGACGGGGGCGATGATGCCGTGACGCTGGCGGCTGTTGCAGAACAGGTTCCACCAGCAATCGACGGGCTGCACCCAAGTGAACGGCTGGTTCGGGTGACGCATCACGTCGTGCTTCTTCATGTAGCGCGTCGAGTGGAAGATCGGGGTGAGGTACTGGCCGTTGACGAACCAGTAACGAGCGCCCTTGTCGATCGTCGTGGAGCCAGTCTCGCTGCCACCGGAGGTGGTGACGAGGGTTGCACCGTCGCGGCCAGACTTGTCATCGTTGACAGAGGCGTTTCCGATCGGGAAGATCGCCGCATCGTCGAGGTTCGCGCAGTACTCCAGCGGGATGCCGGAGAACGTCGGGGTGTTGTATGCACTGTCCTGCGGGCTGACGAGCATGTCGTTGTTTGCACGCAGGCCACGCTTGTACTGGTTGAGGCCAAGACGTGAGCAGAGGATCATCTGGCGGCTGAAGTTCGTCTCCTCGAAGTACTGACGCTGCGTCAGGGGAGCCTTGAACTGCACCTTCAGGTACATCTCGTCGAAAGCGCCGAACAGTGCATGGACGGTGCGGGTTCCGCTGTTGAAGCCGCCGAACGTCTTTGATGTTGCGGGATCATTTGCGGCCAAGGCACGGTCGTAGAACGAAATCTGGTTGGACCAGCGACCATCCGTGTCCGGGTCGATGCCAAGCACGTTCGTCCAGCCGATCGGACGACCGCCGCGCTCACCGAAGGTGGTGACCGCGCCGATGTCCTCCGTGATGAAGGCTGGCAGGCCGTAAGGCTCCTTGCCGCCAGTCTCCATGTTGGCGTAGTTGCCCTGCGAAGGCGCCCACAGGTCGTTCTCCATGCCGTTCAGCATGGAGGTCCACATGCGCATCTCCTTGATGCGCTTGAGGCGCTTGTACATGACCTTGGCATCGCCGTCGTTCAGTTCGACTTCCTGATCCGTCCACGACATGTAGTCCATCGAGAAGCGCCACGGGGCCGACAGGGTGTCGGTGACCTGCGGGTTGCTCCAAGAGAACGTGTCGTTCGGCTGGTACTTCTGGTAGGTCGAGGCGTCGTCGAAGACGATCACGTCCTTGATGGACGTGCCGCCCTGAACGAGCGTCTCGCTGGCCTTCTCCTTGAGCAGGCGGGAGAGGACGTAGTTGTTCTTGACGGCCTCGTTGATGACGGCATCTGCGGACTTCAGGTACGCAGGGCCAGTGCTCTGCATGAAGTCATTGAACTGGGTGATCGAAGGCATGGTGCCTCCTCCTTATCTGCTGGTAGCGGGACGGAGGCGACTGCCACCGCCCGACATGATCTGGTCAAGGATGTCGTCGTCAGGGTCGCGTGGCGGCGGCTTCACCGGGGCAGGCCCGCCCTTCGGGGCGGTCGGCTGGCTGGCACGCACGTTCGGCGGCGCTGACGGCTTCGATCCAACGATGGCCTGATAGGCGGCGGCGGCGAGTTCATCGACCGACGCATACCCACCCGGCTTTGCAGCCCCGAGTTCCGACATCTTGGAGGTGATCGCGTCGAAGGACGGGGACTTGGCCCCGTACTGGACGCGCATCGCCATGTCGGCAGCGCGGACCTGCGCAAGCAGCAGTTGCTCCTGCATCTGCTGCTGCTGCTGCTGGAAGGCTTGGCGGACGGGTTCCACGACATCCGAGCCGTAGACCTCCGCCATCTGGTCGAACGGGTCCTTGGCCGCGGTCGGCGCCTCCGCAGGCGTGTTGTCCTGCGCAGCGGCCTCCGGTGCCTTGCCCTTCGCCAGTTGCTCCTCCAACTGCTTCATTCGACCGCCGTACGAGTCAACGTCCTTCTGCCGCTTCGCTGCCGAATCCGCCCACTTGGCGAGCGTTTCGGGCGAAGCCGAGGCGATGACCTCGTCGGGTACGCCGTCCCTCTTGAGGACCTTGGCGACCGCTTCACGGTCGAAGGCGGGGGACTCTTCCGGTTCCGTCGAGGGTGCTGCCGACGAATCGACATCAGCCTCCCCGTCGCCTTCATCGTCCGTTCCGAGCAGTTTCGCAAGCACAGCGTCGTCGTCGTCCGGGGAGTTGGCCTCGACGGCTTCCACGGGTTGCGCGGTGTCCTGCACGACCTGCTCCTCCGCCCCGCTGGACGGAGTGTCGGCCTGCACGATGGGTTCAGCGATGCTGTCCATGTTCAGTCCTCTGCCCTGACGTAGCCGTGGCGGGACGCGACATTGCGTTCCTCACGGCGACTGTGGATGATCGGATGCCCCTGCGAGTCGCACCTCACACCCGGCATGTTGCGGGGAAGCGCGTGGCTGACGTAGGGGTACGTTCCCGTGGTGAAGTTCGGGCTGACCTGCGCGGAGTGCGCGATGCGGACCAGTTCACCGAACAGGGGATGCGCGTAGGTGCCGCCGATGGAAGGAACGTCACGCATCGGGAGGACCACCTCCACGACCTTGCCTTCCTTGGTGATGAAGTCGTAACTCGGCATCACATCCTCGCGGCGGCTCCGGCGATCGCGGCCTGCGCACGGGCAGGGACGACCGGGGCCTCACCAGTAGGAGAAGGGTTTTCGCCTCCGGAGGGAACACCCCCCGCCGGGGCGGGGCCTCCGCCGCCACCGCCGCCTCCCTGAACCTGCCGGAGGATCGCCTCGTCCACGAAGTCGGCCATCTGCGGCACGTTCTGGGCGTCACCGAGGAACGACATCAGGTCGCGCCACTTCACCCATGGCATGGCAGGCATGGCCTGCGCCGCGGTGGTGACCACCTGAAACGTCTCGATCGCCCGCTTCTGGGCCAGCATCTCGCTCGTCCGCTCCATGCTGTAGGCGTCCACGTCCACCTGAAGGTCCTCCCACGCCCCGACCTTCAGCCCCCCCTGAAACACCGGGTCCTCGATCCCCACGGCGCGGGCGTCCTCGCCACCCACCGGGATGACGATTCTGGAGTCGTGGAACATGTACCACCCGACGTTGCGGAACACCGTGTCGCAGGCGTCCTGAAACGCCCGCTTGAGGTGGGCGATCCGCATGGTGCTGGCGCTCTCCGCCACCGCGACCTCCGTGGCGCTGGCGGACCCGGCGATGTTGCCACGCATGGCGTCGGACATGCCGAGGGCGCGGTCGAGCCGCTCCTTGGCCGTCTCCACCGACTGGATGTGCTGGTTGGTCGAGCCGCCAACCTCCACGGGCTGGAGGCTCCGGGCGTCGAGGCCCGACTCCGCGAAGACGTACATGTCCGGGGCGTTCACCACGTCCTGAAGGAACTTCGGGTTCTTGGCGTCACCGACGAGGATCCGCTTGTACCGCTTCTGGTTCTCCTGCTGGCTCAGGGCCATGTCGTTGCAGTACTGGATCTGGTCGCGGGAGGCCACGATCGGGGACAGCGGGTAGGGATCGTTTGGCACGCTGAATGCGCCGAAGACCGTGTAGGGACCCGTCTGCGGGCCGTAGTAGGGCAAGGGCCTCCGGATGAACTCGCACTCGCACTTCTCGCCGCTCCCTTGGTACTTCGCGATGGTGTAGATCGTCCCGTTGAAGAGCGCCTGATCCATCGCCTCGTCGATGAGTTCCGCGGCGGAATCGGCCATCTCCGGGACCCATATCTCGTAGATCGCGATTTCCCGGCGCTCGGGGATGTCGCGGGAGTCACGCAACTCGTCCACGCCGTTGTTCGTAGCGAGGCCCTCGATGACCTCGCGGTTCCACGTCTCGTCGATCTCGGCGCGGCGGAGGAGGTCCTCCTTGTCGCACACCCAGACGTGGCCCAAGAAGCGGGCCTCCTCCCAGTGCATCGCGGCGGGGTCGATGATGAACCTCGCGGGGTCGATGCGGTAGACGCGGGGAAGGTAGGGGCCGTTGGCGTCCCACTTCCTCTCGGCGCCCTTCGGCTCGTTGACGGTGAGCGCCACGCCCCACCCGAGCAGCATGTCGGTGGCGATGCGCTCGATGGTGCCGCGCAGGCGGGTCATCCTCGACCAGCGGTTGAGCGCCGACTTCATCGCCACGCACGCGGTGCGCTGGACGGACGGGCGTGCGCTCGTGACGCGGACCTTCGGGTTGTCGTGGATGATGCGGGGAAGCACCATGCTGACGTAGGCGTGGACCGCGTTCTCCGGGTGGTTGGCCCCGTACCCGTCGCGGTAGCCCTGCCCGCAGAACCACTCGCGGAGTTCCTTCGGGGTCTGGAGGTGCAGGTCGCGGAAGTACTCGGCACGGTCGATCTCGTCGCGGATCGCCGCGATGTTCGAGAAGTCAAGCATCGCCCACCCTCGCCTTCGTCCTTGGTGCGTCCACCCCGAGCGCCCTGCGCAGGAACTCGACCTTCTCGTCCACGGCGTCGATGGACCCCTCCAGCCCGTTGATCCGCACGGCGACGGCCTTCACCTCCGCCATGACGTTCTCGTCCTTCGGCTTGAAGTACTCCTTGCGGAAGGTGGACGCCCTCAACTGCTCCTCGACCTTCTCGCTCTCGATGGGGTCAAGGTCGATCCTGACCCCCGAGGAGAGGCTGATCCGCAGGCGACCGTTGATCTCGTCGATCTGGTCGATGGAGTCCACGGGGAACCACGTCATGCGGACCTTGATGAACATGTCAGCGGCCCTTCCCCTTCGCCTTCTTCTTGGCGCGTGCGGGGAGCGACTTCATCGACTTTGTCTTCGATGCCATCTCCTTCGCGATGCGGGGGTTCTTCGCGAACATGTAGCCCTGCTGCGCCTTGCTCTTGAACGGCATCAGCGGCCCTTCGCCTTCTTCATGGGCTTGCCCATCTTCTTGGCAGCGGCCTTCGCGGCCATCTTGCCCTTGACGGTGTACGGGAACGTCTTCTTTCCGACCTTCG